GGACGCTTCAATGCCTGTCTGTTGCAAGACACGCATAGCGTTGGCAAGTTCGTTCACATTTGCCGGGGCGTCCTTGATACCCAGCAGGGAGTCTTTTACTCTATTGACACTGCCTTCAAATCCGCCAAGGGCAGCGATGAAGTGTGCGGAGTAGTCAAATTGAATACCTTCTTCAAGAGACTTTCTGGCGACAGAGATAGCGGCATAAGCCCCAATCATGTAGGGCACAAACCTGCCATATGTCAGCCATAGATTATCCAGCCCGCCTGCAACCCCCCGCAAGGTGGAGTGCAGCAGCGCCTGCTGCTTGTTATGTTCCTTTACTTCTTCGGTATGTTGTTTGGTCTTACCTTTTGCGGTTTCGTGGGCTGACCCAAGTTTGCCAAAGTCGTCGACAATTCCTTTTGTAAACTTATGCCCTGCCTTATCCCCCGCATCAGCGAAGTTGGTCTCCAGCACCTGCCCGAGCTTCTTGAACTCGGCAAGGAGTTGTGTCGTATCAATCGACCCCCCTCCGATCTTCGCTCCTGAAACCGCGTCATTCAGCGCACGCGAAACATCAGTCTTGAGTTCAGTCAGGTTGATCTTGAGCGAGTACCCCTGACCGCTCGGCCCTTTCATGGCCCGCGAGATGGAGTTTTCCAGGGATTTCTCGTTGATCGACAGCGTCATGTCGGTCAAGCTGTTAGCCATCCACTGCTTCAGTTCCTGAAGATCGGATTTGGCCTTGGTAGTGTTGATCCCTACACTCAGATTCGCGGTTGCCATTACTTAGCCTATTTTTTGTTTCTACTCGCCGAGTGGTCGAGGGATACTCGGTCTAGTTGTTGGATCAAACGCAGGTACTTCAACTTCGTCAGCGGGTCTTCCAATCCCGCCATTCCAAGGTATGACGCTACCTCGGTAATCTGTATGGGCTGTGGCCCTGCCATACTGCAAATGCGACCGGCGCTCAGACATCGAAAGGCTTCAAAATACCGAATACAATCTTGTCTGAGCGCCGGTCTGCCTGCGTCTGCCGGATGGGGGATACCAGTATCTTCACGTATCGCCTTGAACAAGGCTTCACTGTTCCCCCATTGCAGGCTCCATTGCAGATATTCGGTTAAGCTTTTCCCTGCTCGGCTTCCTCACGGACGCGGTACGCTTCCTGATCGTCGGCCAACTTTGCAACCAGCTTGCGGAACTCTTTCATACCGAGCACCAGCTTGACGTTGTCGCCGGAGTAGGTGAGTTCCTTGCCCTTGTAGATGACACCTTCCCAACCAAGGAGCAGCGTATCGGCAATGACCGTCGTCATGATTTCGTCAGACTTGGCGTCAGCAGCCTCGCCGCCGCCGTCGAGGATTCGCTTGTTCTGTTCGACCAGCTTGGTCAGCAGCTTCACGTACTTGCGGTTACCGCCACGGGCAACCAGCAGCTTGGCGTCGCCGCCAATGTCATGCCATGCGCCGTTGTTTTCCAGATTTTCATCAGTAGCGAACTGGGAAAAAAGATCAAGAGCCATTGTGATGCCTTTCTTTCAGATTTGACAATTGGAGGGCCGAAGCCCTCCGGTAAAACTTAGGTAGCAGCGCCGACGCGGAAGATCGAGAACGTCTTCTGGTAGGTGGCCGAGGTTGCGCAGTTGTCCATCAGAGCGGTGAAGTCCAAGGACAGCATGTTGTCCTGGTCGAGACCGCCAGCATTGACCTTCGCCGCCGTGTACTTCATGCGCGGGAAGACGAAGACGTAGCCGTTGCCTGCGTTATCCTGCACCGGGATCGCCAAGGAGGTATCGGTGTTGTTCAGGAACTTGTTGTACATGGTCTGGTCAGCGAAGTAGACCTCCAGCTTGCCGGAAGCCTTGATCGTGCCAGCCGCCACGCCCGCGTTACCGAGAACGCCAACAGCATCCTGACCGCGCAGCGAGTTGTCGATGGTGATGTCAGCCGACTTGATGTAGGTCGTCGCGGTGATCGAGGAGCCGCCTTCGATGATGTCGAAGACGCCACGAACGGCGCTGGCCGGGGAGTACCCCTTGGACGCAACCACGGTGCCCATGCCGGTAGCCTGCGCGAGGGTCATGCCCTTGCCCATGAAATCGACGGTGCCGGTGATGATGCTGCCGACGCCGATCTTCAGGTCCAGCTTCGAGGCAATCATGCCGGTGTATTGGCGGTACTGGCCGACGTCGAGGTGGCCGGCTTCGATGGAGTAGGACTTCATCGTGTTACCGTTGACCAGCCGCGAGGACGAGATCATCGCTCCGGACAGCGAGGCACCAGCAATCGTGGTGTTGATCGGGGTGGCGGCGTCAAGCGTGATAACCGTGGAGGTCGGGGCAGTCGTGCCATCGACGCGGAAGGCGCGGCCGTAGAAGTAGGCTTTGACCGTGGCGGAAGCGCCGGCAGCCGGAATGATCGAGAACCACTGGCCCTTCTGGAGCGTAGTGAAAGCGTCGTTGCCGGTCGGAGCGGCGCCGGCAGTGATGGTGCCGGCGGCGAGGGTCAGCGTAGCGATGGCAGCAGACACGCCGGAAGTACCGTACTCGGTGTAGGTCGACTGGGCGATGCCTTCGAGAATCCAGTCGAACTCGCGGTACGACATCTCGAAGTTGAAGCCGCCCTGCGACGAAGCGCTGACGGTGATGGTGTCGGTTACCTGACGGTCGGAGCGAAGCTCCTTCGACTGCTCGGTGCCCTGGGTGTAGTCAAGGGTCTCGCCGGTGATGCGGACGAGGTTACCGTTGCCGCCTTGCAGGGAGCCCCAGTTCGTCGGGTAGGTGCCCTCAAGCTTGTACGCTACCTGTGTACGGTTAGATGCGGAAAGAGTCGGCATGGCAATACTTCCTTACGTGGAAATGTGTCAGAGTTTTCGTCTATATCTCACGAATGAGAATCGGTGTCAAGTGCTACGGAAGCCTCTTATTTTCAGTTGACACTCGAAGCGATTAGATCGGTGTCAAGTGTTATGGTAGCGTCCTGTTTACGCCTCATCCGCGTAGAACCTGTACTTGCTTCCTTCAAGGTGCCAGCCCTTGTTCGGCGAGCCTTCATCGGGCTCCGGCGCCTCGATCTGGACGGTCGCCAAGGTCTTGTAGCCAAGCCTGTCGTCGACCCAGTCGAGCATCTTTTTGCTGGCAATCGTGCCCTTGCCTTCCTTGGTCCAGACGGTGACGTAGATGTAGCCGCCGTGCCGGGTCTTGGGGCTGCCAAGGTTGATCTGCTGCCCTGAGTAGAAGCGGACCTCGAACTCGATAAATGTGTCAGGCAGGTTGTTCCAGTCAAATGGCTGGTTCTCGTAGACGACGGGCACGGTCGGGTACTGCGCCCGATACGCCGCGTCGAACCACGTCACGATCTCTTTCTGGATGGCTTCTTTCATTAAGCGCTCCACGCATGGATCAGGGGCTTTAAGAATTCCCACAGTTTAGGCAGCCCGATAAAAACCACCCCGCCTAGAGCAAACCCAAGCACGATCATAATGGCGGTGAAAGTCCAAAAATCACTCTCACTAATAAACCCGCTTTGATTTTTCATTAGTAAATCCTCATGGCTTTGAGTTCGGCTGCGTGTTTGGCATTGACGTCGTTGGCGAACCAAGTGGCGGCGCGGTCGAGGGCTCTGGTCAGTGGTTTGCCTGGTTGGTTGACGGCCCGCAACTTGATCTGCCCATCCTCGATCAGGCCTGCGTAAGACCCTTGCCCGTGGTCGACGCCGTTGGAAATGTAGACGGTATCGCCAAGCCTGAAGCTGCTATCGCGGCCAAGGTTGTGCTTGACGGCTGAAGCGAGCGCCGGGTAGTCGCCCTTGCGGTAGATCGGGGCATAGCCTTGATCCTCAGCCACGTAATCAAATTCAGGGTTGCTCCAGAACTCAGGGCTGCCGATCTTGTACGTCCAGCTTGATGCGTAGCGGCCAAAGTATTGCGGGCTGTACTGTAGGGTGTGGAGAAAAATCTCGACGGTCATGCCTCTGATCACATTGGCACACTCAGCCTCCAACTCGGCGAAGGCTTCATCCAACCCCTCCCAATTAGCCATGCCGCGCCACCTTGCACACCCACACGCCCGTCTCGCTCATGATCGAATCAATCTGAAAGTCGCCGTCCGACATGGTCAGGGTTGCGCCGATGACCGGCGTCGCCACCGACTTGGCAATGACGACCTGCATGTCTTCGGGCTTGAAGTTGTGAGCGGCGGCGTCGCGGTACTCGAACAAGGACTGCCAGCGCAGTCTCAAGGTGCGTACCGAGGTGTTCGTCGTCGCCATCGTCTCATTGATCGGGTCCCACGTACCCTGCTTCAGCGTCGCCGTTTCAATCGCAGGTTCGGGCACTTCGTCACAGGTGAGGACAAGGGTGCCGGCAGGACCTTGCGTAGTCTTGCGGACGATGTGGTAAGCGCCGTCGAACAGGATGATATTGGTGGGCGCTACAGCCTCGGACGTCGCCATGTGGATGTGATTGACGCCGATCATGTCGGACGATTCGTCAATCTCCTTGCTGTCCTTTACCCAAGCCTTAGCCGCCCATGCCTGCACGCCTGCTGTATTCTGGCAGAGTTGCTGCAAGGTGTACCAAGTCGAGAGGCTGGATGCCTCGTGGGCGATGTACTTGCGGCGGATGACGCTGCCGAGGGCAGAGTCGGCAAAGCCGTGGCCGAGAATGTAACGGACGCCGTGCGCCTCGATAACCTTGCGGGCTGGCGGGCTGAGTTCAGGCGCGAGTTCGATGATGCGGCGCTCGGAGCTTTCGGAATCTCTCTTACTGTCGTCGAAAAGACCGAGTTGCCCGTTATACAGGAAAGCACCTGTATAGCCGTCGTTACACGGCATACGGTTAAAGTGCTGTGCCGCCAAGTGGAGGCGCATGGTCAGGTGCCAGTAACAGGGTCGCTGTCAGGGACAGAGACATTGAAATAGGGGCGGGGCGTGATGGACGGCGCACTCCCCGCATTGTTCGCGGCATACGCCGCTTCGAGCCTGGCTTTGTACTTGCCGTAGAGTTGTTCAACCCGCTTGATGACTTCCTTGTACGGGCTGTCGGCGTAGCGTGAGAACGCGGCCTTCCCGTCAGTGACGTCCTTGGGGCTGAACAGGGGCAGAGAGGTGGTGGCCTGGTAGGCTACCGCATAAGTCGCAAACAGGCGGGTAGCCTGCAGAAACCGATCTTGTACAGCCGTCCTGCTCGACAACGCCGCAACCGTGGCATAGTCGGTTTCGATGGACGTATCAATGTCCTCGAACTCCGACGTCAAGTTCAACTCGTACAACGAGAGCGAGAGCGTGGCGTCCTCTATTTCGTCCGAAGACACACCAAGGGCGGCACGAATGTCGTCGTAGGTCGTATAGGTCAAAAGGGCCACGGTTGAAGTGTCCTTACGCTACAACGACTACGATCTTGCCGGCATCGATCTGGGCTTGCAGCCAGCCATCGATCTCCGGAACCTCGGTATCGCCCACGATCTCTTGAGCGGTGAGCATGTGCACCATACGGCCATAGACGGGGCGGACGGTGATTTTCTTGGGCTGCTTGGGCGGGGTTCGGGTCTTGGATTCCTTGACCTCAACAGTTTCTTGAGGCTTGGAGACTTCGGTGTCGTCAGACATGGGTTCGCCTTTTGATGGGGAGAGTTTCACCGGATTATGCGTTGGAATTGACAGATTTGCAAGATGGGATGTATGATGTGAACAGATGTCTTACTAACGGAGG